ACGCCTCGGCGCGCAGCGGCCGACCGCGCGCGAGATCGACGAGCGTCACGAAGAGAAGCTGCTCGCGCTCGGGCCCGTGCTCGAACGCACGAACGACGAGCTGCTCGACCCGATCGTCGACCGTGCCTTCGATCTCATGGAAACGAACGGGCTGCTGCCGCCGCCGCCGGAGGAGCTCCACGGCGTCAAGCTGAAGGTCGAATACATCAGTATCCTCGCGACGGCGCAGAAGCTGGTCGGCGTCGCCGCGCAAGATCGCTTCCTGCAGTCGGTCGGCGCGATGGTCGAGCAGGGCTTCACCGACGTGATGCACAAGGTGAACCCGTTCCGCACCGTCGACAACTACGCCGACATGCTCGGCGTCGACCCGCGAATGGTGCGCAGCGACGAAGAGGCGCAGGCCGACGTCGACAGCGTCCGTCAGCAGCAGGCGGCGGCGCAGGCCGCGGAGACGGCGAAGAACTTCGGCCAGGCCGCGGCCGCCGGCGCGAAGGCGCCGCTTACGGGTGACACCGCACTCGCGCGCATCGTGAACAGCGCGAGCGGCATCCCGGCGGCGTCGGTGCCGTAAATGGCCCGCCCGACCGCACTCACGGGCAACGCGGCCGATCCGCGGCTGGTGAAATACGCCGGCAGAAAGGCCAAAGAGCAGCAGCTTCTCTTCGATGAGGCGCTGAAGGCGGCGATGACGCAGCCCGCCGTGCGCCTGGTGATGTGGGAGATCCTCAGCCGCACGGGGATCTACGAGACGATCAACGAAACGAACGCGCAAATTTATTACCTGACGGGCCGGCGGAACTTCGGCCTGGAGCTGCTCGCGGATCTCACGCGCGTCGACGAGAACCTCTATCTAGCGATGGAGACGGAAGCGCGCGCGAGGAAGCGACTGCTCGATCGAGAAAACGCGGCGGTGCAAACCGCGCCCGCTGTGAACAACCAGGGAGACGACCAATGACGACCGCTGCCGCCGGCCAGGGTAACACCGACGCCGCCGCAGAAGCCGCAGCCGCTGCAGCCGCTGCCGCTTCAAAAACTCCTGACCAGATCGCGCAGGAGACGAAAGCCGCTGACGACGCTGCGAAGGCAGCGACCGACGCGGCCGCGAAGAAAGCCACTGACGACGCCGTTGCGAAAGCCGCGGCCGATGCAGAGGCTGCGAAGTCAAAGCCGCCGGCGAAATACGAATTCAAAAAGCCGGACGGCAGCGACTACTTCCTCACCGACACTACGCTCAAAGAGTTCGAGGCCAGGGCCCGAGCAAAGGGCTGGAACCAGGAACAGGCGCAGGCGGTGCTCGAAGAGGAGAGCGGTCTTGTCATGGCGCGATCGAATGCCTGGCGAACCGAGACGGAGGCCGATCCCACGTGGGGCGGCGAGAAACTCGCGGAGACGCAGCGTCTCGCGAACCTCGCGCTCGACAAGTTCGCTCCGAAAGACGATCCGATCGGTGCACGGTTCCGCGCTCTGATGCTTCAGGGCGCTGCATTTAACGAGCTCTCAGTCGTCGTGTCACTCGCGCGCCTGGGAAAAATGATGGCGGAAGATACGCCGATTGTCGGCGGCGCCGGCGCAGCGAAGAAGGGTGACGGTAAGAATCCGTCGACGCTCTACGATCACCCCACTTCGATCGCGCTCAATACGGAGTCGACAAAAGGCACGTAGCTCCCGCCTGGGAGAGCTGCTATGCGTTTGTTTTGTTTGATGGCGCTGTGCGTCATCGCCTTGTTTTCGATCGATCTCAGTGCGGCGACGACGGCCGCACAGCACTCGGCTGCCGCCGGTAGTTGGGTGTGGAAGCTCGGGCTCGTCGTCGCCTTCGGCGCGGCGCTTGGGACCGGCAACCTCACAATGGCCGATTGGGCGAAGCGTCTCGACCCGGACGGCAAGATCCCGATGATCGTCGAGCTGCTCGGGCAGACGAACGAGATTCTTACCGACATGGTGTGGCGCGAAGGCAACCTGCCGGTCGGGCACCGCACGACGGTGCGCACGGGCCTGCCGACCGTCGCATGGCGTCTGCTTAACCAGGGCATCACGCCGAGCAAGTCGACCACGGCGCAGATTGATGAGCAGTGCGGCATTCTCGAAGCCTGGTCTGAAGTCGACAAGGATCTGCTGTTGCTGAACGGCAACGCGGCTTCGTTCCGACTCTCAGAGGCGAAGGCCTTCATCGAAGCGATGAATCAGGAAATGACGCGCGTGCTCTTCTACGGCAACGGCGGCGTCAACCCCGAACAGTTCACCGGGCTCAGCGTCCGCTACAGCTCCTCGACCGCGCCGAACGGGCAGAACGTCATCAAGGCCGGCGGCGCGGGTGCGGACAACGCGAGCATCTGGCTGATTTGTTGGGATGAAGAGACGGTCACGGGCATCTTCCCGAAGGGCTCGAAGGCCGGCCTCATTCACGAAGATTTCGGCGAGGTGACGGCCGAAGTCACCGCGGGCCTGCCCGGCTCGCGGATGCGCGTCTTTCAAGAGCGGTTCCAGTGGAAGCCGGGGATCGCGCTGAAGGATTGGCGCTACGTCGTGCGCATCTGCAACATCGACGTCAGCGACACTGACGCCGCGAACATCAAGACGATCATCACCAATATGGAAACCGCGCTTGAGACGCCGCCGAACAAACTCGGCAAGCCGGTCTTCTATATGAACCGCACCATGCGCCGGCTGCTGCGTCGTGAGGCGCGCGAGTCGGTCGGCAGCGGCGGCGGCCTGACCTACGAGAACTTCGACGGCAAGCGCATCCTCGTCTTCGGCGACACGCCGGTGCGCCTGGTCGATCAGCTTCTGAATTCCGAAGCTGTCGTCGTCTGAGTTTCCCGACAGTCGGGAGGTTGCAGCCGCCCCGCGGCGGTTGTGTGGTTTTGGTTTCACTTCTGAGGAGAGACGGAATGTATATCGACTCTTTGCTCCGAGTTTGCAACGCGCAGGCCTTCACGGCCGTTGCGGTGTCTGCCAGCTCGATCGACCTGGGCCTGCCGGGCGGCGTTGGCACGCCGCCGAAGCGGGAAATCGCCACGGGCGAAGCGATGGGCTATGGCCTCAGCGTGGGCGTCGCCGCGTCGTCGACGACCGTGCTCGTCGAGCTCATTCAAGCGACTGATGCCGCGCTGACCGCCGGCATCATCGTCCACGATCAGCGCACCTTCCTGTCGGCTGACATGCCGCTCGGCGCGCTGATCTTCATGCCGCTGCCGCAGGGGCACGTTGTCGCCGGCTGGCTGCAGTTTCAGGGCATCCGCGTAACGCCGGCCGGCGGCGCGGCGACCGTGACGCTCACCGCCTGGCTGACGTCGCACGCGGCTTTCAGCGTGCTCGCAAAGGCCTACGCGAAGAATTATCTCGTGTAGTCACTCGTTCGATCTGCTGGCGCCGGCGTCGCTCAATCCCGAGCGGCGGCCGGCGCCTTTCCCACATAGGAGCATTCCTCTATGGCACCAGAAAAGGCGGCCGCTCCGAGGCCGGCCCGCGCGCCGAGGTTCAAGGTCGTCGCCGTCGCGGATGGCTATTACGACAACAAGCTGCGGCGCACCGGCGACGTGTTCTATATCGACGGCACGCTGCCGACCGCCGATCAGATCAAGCGCAAAGATGGCAGCCTGCGCGATCCAAAGCTGCCGCTGATGCTCGGCAAGTGGATGCGCCAGGCGCCGGCCGACGCGACGCCGCACATCACGAGCAGCAACGAAGTGATCCGCCGCGACAACGCCGCGACCGCCGCGTCGAGAGCCGAGGGCGGGACCGTGCCGCCTGGCGATCACGACGACGATCCGCTCGGCGCCGGCGGCGACTAGACAACTGCACGATCGCGCGGGGCGAGAGTAACCGATGGCTAAAACACAATTCCTCGACTACACGATTTATCTGACTGACGCCGCGCTCGTGGGTGAGCTGCAGAGCGTGCCGCACGCCGGCGCCGCGGGCTCGGGCTCGGGCGCGGGCAGCGCGGTCGGGCGGATCATCATGGCGCCGACCGTGGCCGCGACCACCTACAGCGCACCGATTCAGGAAGAGTCGGCCGAGATGCTCGCGCCGTGTATTCGATCGGAATGGTTCACCACGGGGAACAACTTCCCGCGCGATCAGCGCACCTTCGATCGCTGCAACGGCGGCTGGTTCGGTATCTGCTTCCTCTTCGGCACGACGACGCATTTCTACTGGCGCGGCAAATTCGCGTGGATGCCGAAGCTCGACACGACGGCCCCGACCGGCGCGGTCAAGAGCGTGATGCCGCAACGGCGCTACATCGACGGCGCCGAGCTGGCGGCGAGCGGGACCGGCGGCGAGGGTGGCTCGGGCAACATGAGCGACATCGTGTCTCGCGCGGCCTCGCGACACCTGCAAGGCTTCGGCTACTGGTGCGACCGGCAGACCTTCGAGCGCGTGCACGTCTTCAATGAGGCGGTGCCAGGGCACGCGCAGGATTCGCAGGGATGGGATCGGTTCTACTTCCGGCTCCGCAAATACCCGACCGCGAAGCAGCGCATCTTTAAAACCTCGGGCACTGTGTCGGCGACGTCGGGCATCGAGATCGGCGTGCTCGCCAACGGGCAACTCGTGTTGACGAACATCGACAACGTCGGGACAGAAACGACGTTCGCGACGGCGACGACGCCGATCGCGCTGAACCGCTGGATCAAGCTCGATGTGCTCTTCCGCTACGGCAACGCGATCGGCGGCGCCGGCTGTCACGTCTTCGTGAACGGCGTCGAAGTGATGTCGAAAGATCCTTACGCCGGCACGGACGGGCTCGGCCAGGCGATCGGGATCGCCAACTGTCGCCTCGGCACCGGCGCCACGGTCCACAACGAAATTTCCGTGCAGTTCGACGACTGGATCGGCGCCGACCAGGTCACGAACATGACCAACGGCGAAGACTGGAACCACGGTAGCAAGGTCGCGTGCCTGGTCCCGAAGGCCTTCGGTTCGGACAACGCGGCGTCCTGGTTGGCCGCCGGCGACTGGCGCGTGCTGACGCAGCGGCGCCCGATCACGACACCCGTCACGCGGCTGCAGAACACGACGAGCGGCGCGCGGCTCTGCGTGCTGACCAATGCGGATCTCGAAGTCGACACCGAAGAGGGCCAGCTCGGGACGGTGGGCATGGTCATCGGCATGTATGGCTTCGAGGCCGGCGCGATCGGCGGCAACCTGGGCTATCGCTTGCCTGGCGGCGGCGCGGCCGTAACGACCGCGGTCACGCAGGACGGGGCTAACTATCAGTGGCGCTCGGCCTACTACGTGCCGAGCGGGCTCACCAACCCGGTGCATCCCTTCGCCGGCACCGAGCTCGTCTTCGATCACGGCGCGGCCGCGTCAGCGCAGAACGTCGCGATTCTCTGCGCCGCCGCGGAAACGATCGGCGTGTTCGGCCCTGAAGACATCACGCCGAACGCGCAAAGCAACAACGCGACGCCGGCGCCGCCGATGGCACTCGCGCAGCAGACCGCGCAATACGTCGCGGATGTGAAGGCGTTGCTCGTCGCCGCGGGCACGCCGCTGAACAGCAATTGCGGCGCGCACGAGATCACGAAGCGCGTCGCCTGGGGCCTGCGCGATGCGGGCGCCGGCCTGCAGATCAAAACCTCGGGCGCCAACTGCAACGGGAAGGCCGTCGCGATCATCATGTTCCCGAGCGGCCGCGCCGTCGACATCCTGGGCGACGCCGGCGGTGCGAATACGCCGCAGTGGAGCGAGATCGCGGCGCTCGACCCGGCGCTCTATGCGTTGCCGGAAAACCCTGGCGACGATGACGCGCTGCGATCGGTGCCCGAGCACCTCGGGCTGCACAACGCGCCCTATCCGCGCACGCCGTGGGCGAAGCGCGGCACGCCGCCCTTCTCGCCGGTCGGCCTGGTCACGGGCACCTACGTCGGCAACGGCACGAGCGCGTCGAGTTTCAAAGAGCTCACCTTCCGATTCCCGGTCAACTTCCTGATCATCAGGAATACCTCGACGCAGACCGGCATCATCTGGTGGAGCTCACTGATCGGCGGACACCAGGACGGCGGCAACGAGATGAAGAACAACGCGCCCGTCGCCGCGTTGATCGATCCGACGTTCCCTGGTGCGCCGCCCGCGGTCGATGCGCAAGAGCAGCAGACCGTCGTGCGCATCACCGGCAACGAGAACAGCAGCAACGCGAACGGCGTCACCTATCAATACACGGCGTTTTGTGATCCGGCGATGCGGTTCTGCAACGCCGGCGCGCTCTTCACGCGCAACGCCAATATTGATTTCGTGACGACGCTCGACAATGAAGGCTTCACGCCCGACAACGTGTGGCTCGCGACCGAGCTGCGCGGCGGCGGCGCCTCGGGCAGCATCTGGTATCGCGGGCCCGGACACACCGCGCAGAACGCCAGCCAGCTCAATACCTCAGAGACGGCGCTCGCGTTCAGTTTCGCGAAGGGCACGATCACGAGCAAGACGGCGCTCACTAACAGCGCGTGGCACCAGGTCGGCTACCTGGCCTTCAGGAAGAACGACGGCAGCGGCGACGCCAACATCGGCAAGGTGCTCGCGACGACGAGCTACACCGGCGACGGCAACGCCTCGCGCACGGTGGGGATCTTGATGGGCGGCCAGCGGCCGGCCTGGGCGATGGTTGTGCCACACAACGCGGCGGCCGTCATTCGTGACGTCTCGCACACCGGCACGAACTCGCTCACGTTCCCGACGACGAACAACGCCGCGACCGGCATCACCGGCGGCGGCATTGACTCGATCAGCGTCGGCTCGGCGCTCAACAGCAACGGCATTCTCTACGACGTCTTCGTCTTCCCTGGCGGCACGACCGCCGGCAACGCCGGCTTCTCCACGAACGGTGAATTCATCGTCGTCGCGCCCGACTCGCCGACCGGCGGCGATCTTTTCGGCGGCGGCTTGTGGGATGGCACGCCGCCCGATCCCGAGCTGAACCCCGACGAACCAGACGGCGGCGGCGGCGCCGGCACGAATCCCGATCTGCCCGATGGGCAGACCGGCACCGATTTCCAAACGAGCTGCATCGAGGCGACGACCTTCATCATCAACCAGGCGCTGTCGCACATCGGCGTCTCGAAGCAGATCGGCGACATCACGACGGAGCTCAGCGAAGAGGCGACGACGTCGCGTCTGCACTACGTCGACGACATCAGCGCCGTGCTGCGCGATCATCCCTGGCAGTTCGCCACGCGCTACGCGCGCCTAGTGCTGGTCGCCGGCACGTCGACGGTGCCCGTCAACGGCGATTGGCAATACGCCTACCGCGCGCCGGATGACATGATGTTCGCGCGCCGCATCGTGAACCCGAACCTCGTCGGCCGCGATTGGGATGCGAACCCGCCGAAGTGGCGCCTCGGCTCGGATGACACCGGGCTGCTGATCTACACGAACGAGACGCCGACGAGCGGGCAGCCGGACAACGTCACGCCGCAGCTCGAATACACGATCCGCACGACGTGCGCCGCACTGCAGGGTGATTCGATCTTCCGCGAGGCACTCGCCTGGCGGCACGCCTTCAGCCTGGCGCCGGCGCTCGCGAAGGATGACAAGAAAGCGGCGTTCTGCCTGAACGTGTATCAAGCGATCAAGTCGACCGCGGCCACGGTCGGCAGCAAGGAAGTGCAGCAGGCGCACGAGGGCGACGTCGATTGGATTGAGGGCCGCAACTGATGGCTGACACGGTCTTTCAACGGGCGCTGGCCGGCGGCGAGCTGGCGCCCGAGCTTGCGGCGCGCGCGGACCTGGCGAAGTATCAGACGGCGCTGCGCACCTGCAAAAACTGGATCGTGCAGCGGCACGGCGGTGTCGCGAACCGGCCCGGCACGCGGCACGTGTTCGAGTCGAAGACGAGCTCGACGTCGACCTTCCTGCTGCGCTACGTGAGCGAAGTCGTCGGCGAATCCGTGCTGATCGAGGCCGGCGCGAACTACCTGCGCTTCTACAAGCAAGGCGCGCTCGTGCGGCTCTCGGGCGTCGTCGCCTGGAACGCCGGCACGAACTACGTCATCGGCGACATCGCCGAGAGCGGCGGGATCAATTACTACGCGGTGAAAGCGGGCATCAACCACGTGCCGCCCAACGCGACCTTCTGGTATGCGATGCCGACCGACATTCTCGAATTGCCGACGCCGTTCGGCAATGCCGGCTTCGACTGGTCACAGAGCGGCAAGGTCATCACGCTGACGTCGCCGCTCGTGCCGCCCTACGAGCTGATCTACAGCTCGCTGACGCGCTGGACGATTCAGGCGATCAACACAGCGCCGGCGATCGACCCGCCGACCGGCATCATCACGACACTCGGCACGGCCGGCCCGCTCAACTTTCAATACGTCATCACCTCGGCGGCGCAAGACACCTACGAGGAGAGTGTCGCGAGCTCGATCGCGCAGCTCCTGGGCGCGGCGGATGGCACGCCGGCGTCGCCGCATACCCTGAGCTGGACGCCGCCCGCGCAGCCGGCCGTCGAGTATTACATCTACAAAGATCCCTACGGCAACGGCACCTTCGGCTTCATCGGCACCGCGACCAATCAGACGACCTTCAAAGACGTCGGCTTCACCCCTGACTTCGCGGTCACGCCGCCGCTGCCGCGCGTGCTGTTTCAGACGACCGACAACTTCCCCGCGCACTCGACGAACTACCAACAGCGCCGCCTGTTCGGGAACACCAACAACAACCCCGACGCCATCTTCGGCAGCCGCGTCGGCTTCCGCAGTAACTACAACATCAGCAGCCCGCTGCAGGATGACGATGCGATCACGCTGGCGATCGCGGCGAACCAAAACAACCCGGTGCGCTTCATGCTCGGGTTGAAGACGCTGATCGTCGGGACCGATGGCGGCATCTGGACGATCGGCCAGGCGAAGACGCCGCTCACGCCGGCGAACCTGCCCGCGGACCAGGAAACCTACGCCGGCGTGGCCGACGTGACGCCGGTCATCATCGGCAACGCGATCATCTACGTGCAGGCACGGAAGACGATCCTGCGCGATGTGCGCTTCGAGCAGGAAGTCGAGGGCCTCGCCGGTCGCGACCTGACGCTCTTCTCGGCGCACCTGTTCGACGGCTACACGGTCGAGGAGATCGACTATCAGCAAGTGCCGCACTCGATTGTCTGGTGCTGCCGTAGCGACGGCACGCTGCTCGGGCTGACCTACATCCGCGAGGAAGAGGTGTGGGGTTGGCATCGACACACGAGCGGCGCCGGCGCACTCTTCGAGGATGTCTGCGTCGTGCCCGAGCCGAACGAGGATGTCGTGTATCTGCTGGTGCGTCGCACCATCGGCGGCGTGTTCAAGCGCTACATCGAGCGCCTCGAAAGCCGCGTGATTCTCAACTTCAACGCCGACGCGTTTTTCGTCGACGACGGCCTGACCTACTCGGGCGTGCCCGTCACCACGATCAGCGGCCTCGATCACTTGAACGGGCAGATCGTCGCCGTTGTGGCGGATGGGCAAGTCGTCTTCAATGGCGATCCGACCGCGGCGAACGTCGCCGAGTTCACTGTCGCCGCAGGGACGATCTCGCACGTCTTCAGCCCGGCGGCGAGTATCATCCACGCAGGCCTGCCGATTCAGTATGCGGACATTGAGACGCTGACGCTCGACGTCAACGGCTCCGCGGTGCGCGACAAGAAAAAGCGCGTCGGCACCGTGGCCGTGCTACTGAACGACAGTTGCCGCACGTTCTGGTGTGGGCCGGCGACGAACCGGCTGAAGCAGGTGAAGGTGAAGCCGCACGAGCTCGGCACGGAAGGCGTGCCCTTCACCGGCCAGGAGCAGATCGCGATCGAAGCGAGCTGGCAAGAGGAAGGACGGATCGTCATCCGGCAGATCGATCCGCTGCCGATCACGGTGCTCGGCCTACTGCCGACGTTTGAATTGGGAGGATAGCGACATGGTGAAGCCTGGTAGGACGCGCGCGATAGCTCTCGCGGTAACGCTGGCGGTCGCCGGTTGGCAAGCGCAGCATGTGACGATCGACGCACAACCGGCGTTCTTCACGATCCAGCCGGCGCAGCAGTCGGGCGTCTCGGCGACGACGCTCACGCGCAACACGGTCAACCTGCCGCCCGGCACAGTCGGCCTCGATATCCTGATCAACGTCACCGCCGGCGGGACCGCGACGGGCACCCTGCAGATTTACCTCGAAGACAGCATCGACGGCGGCACGACCTGGGATGACGTCGTGAGCTCGCTCACCTTCGCGCTCGGTGCGGCGCCGGTGACGCAGCGCTTTTTCATC